TTCAACGTTTTTAGAAGCCGGAGAGCAAACGCCCTTTTTAATAAATTTTTCTGCGTCTAAACAAGGCACTTCTACGATTGAGCCTTCAGATATTCTATGAAGAGTTGTTTGATCATCAGATAAATAGAACTTGTGATTCTTAAGAAATTTAACCAGCATTTTTTCCTTCCTCTTGAAAGGGGCCCCAAATTGAGCCCCTGACAATGTTTTTTAATTAGGCTGTTTCATCATGAGTTGGAACTGCCGCCTGTTCTGCGCCACCAAGAACAACGAGACCGGTAACGTCTGCCCCTGAGGTTGTTGAAGCAGCTGTAACGGTCATTCTGACATATCTTTTTTCTGTAACGAATCCTAGTTTGTCGTGTTCGTTTGCCGCATCAAGCGCAACAGCTGAACCGATGATTCTAGCAGCCGGAACATCGGCATACCCAGAACCGGACGTATCAGATTCTTCAATACCTAGAGTATAAGTACCATCTGTTAAAGTCCCGACTCTAAGAAGAAAAGCACCGCTATGGAAACCTTTCATGTCAATTTCATTTCCGTTAGTGTCGCCATCAGACGCAACTGTAGCAGCGTCATAAGCGTTTCTAACAACTATATTGTTTGCTAAATCTTTAGACATTTTCTAATTCTCCTTATTATTGAATTGCCAACAGCTTAATAGCCTGACCATTACGAAGGGAACCACCAACGCGCATACGACCAGTTAATGTAACCTTTGCCGCGTCTGATTCGTTTCTGTGGATGCTAAAACCTAACCTATTGTTAAGCACATAACCCATTTCAAGATCACCATACCCCACTGCCAAAGCACCGTCGGCGACAGCAGGCATGCCAGCATCAAATAAAACGTCGTGGCCATTGATCACAGGTTTCAACACGTTATCGCCAGAAACCAATTGGATTAAATCACCTATTTGATAACGGTTTTGATCATCTTTAGCAGTAAGAAGACTATAGAATGACGCTCTAGCCATCCAGTATTTTGCATTTGCCATAAAGTCTTCATAAAGGGCGGCGGGCAGTTTTTCCAGAACGTCGTCCCAATCTAAGGCATCGTTTGTATTTGAAGTGATCTGTTCTACAGTCTTCCAAGTTGTTCCATTGGCATAAGTGTTAATGCCGCGAATAGAACCATCGCCAGATGTGCCGGTTCCAGTAATAACCTTGCCAGCATTTTTACGAGCCATTCCCTGTGAGATTTTCCCCATGACATCAGCTTCAATATTTATGCCAATATCTTCGAGAAATGATCTATGAAAATCTTTCGGGTAGTACTGGTCGCCAGCAACAACAGTTAGCAAGTTATAATCTTGATTTCCTGAATCGCTAGGAGCTGAGGAAAGTTGATCCTGATAGGTTCCGTCGTCGTAATCTTCAAAATCAACATATTCCTTATAAACGCCGGTTGTAGTATTCACTGATCCAACATTGCCAATTACTTGACGAGCCTGAAAAACTCTATTAACCATTTCTTGACCGTATTGTGGAACTTGCAAATATCCACCGTCTGGGTCAATAACACTGTTTAAAGACTTATGCTCAATCTCGTTTAAGGACAATCGACCTCTGCATATAGCCTTATACATTGCCTGTTTTGCCTCTAAATACTGCTCTGGACTTTCCAGAGGTTCCATTCCGCGAGCTTTGCAAAGAATATTCAGAGATTTCAACTCCTTATCAATGCCTTGATTCTCGGCTTTAATTGCAGCGTTTCTTGCCGTTCTCTTTTCAAGAGCCTTCATTTTTGAATCTATGTCGCTGATTCTTTTATTGACTTGCTCTACTGTCTGGCCCATTTCTGCGCCCCAATCTTCGCGCTCTTTGAATTTCTTCTGAGAAAATTCTTTAAGATCTGCCATAAGATTTACAAGTTCTTTTGACTTGCTTTCAATCTCTATACTCATTTAACATCATCCAGTAATTTTATAAGTTCATCAAGAGTATTTTTAAACTCTTGCTCTTGAGCCTCTTTTAGCTCTTCTTTGACAGCGTCCACAGGATCGCTCTGTTTTCCCTCGTCGTCCAAGCAAGGCTCGCCCTCGCTAGAAATTCTTTTAAATTTAGCAACTTTTGAAATCATTGTTTCAGCAGCTTTCTGGCTAAATCCTGATTCTCTAAGTGCTCCTTCTATATCTTTTATAGAGTTTAAATTTTCTATATCATCTATATTCATATTCTTAACTCCTAACAGCTCCGCCGAATCATTCATCGGGAAAGTAACTGGGGAAACTTCTATCAATTTCAGCTCGTGAAGCATTCTCGCCCCATTTTTAAAGGACTTTTTTATAGTACTGTAACCTATTGAAAATTTATTTATTTTCTTCTTAAGCATTAAAAAATAGGTTTCTTTTGCTCGTTGTATTTGATTTATAAAAAGACGACCTTTGACTAATAATCCTTTATCATCTTCTTTAATGTCGATCCATTCGCCAATAATTTCTTTTGTATCATGATTGTAAAACATGTATACCGAATCTACTGGAATTTCTTCAAGTGATTTAGCAAAAGCACCTTTTACTACAATATCTCCACCATGATCTTTGTTCCCAAACGTGCTTCCGTAGGCTACGAATGTGCCTTTTTCTTCATCAATATTTTTTATCTCGAAAGGCATTTCTAAAGTTTTCATATTTGCCCACTATTAGTTTTATTAATATTTAGCTTATTATATATTGATAACTGTGATAGTTCAAACTACATAAAGTCAAGTGAATTAATAGACTATAATTCAGTTATTGACGAACACCTACAGTTCATAATATTTCCAAGACTTGCGCCCAAGCTTGTATCGCCGGGAAACATTAATCTTTCACCACCAACTAAATAAGGATCTTTTAATTTTCTTTTTTGATTATTTGCGTTTCTATGCTTTCTTCTAACGCGTGAATCTCCAACTGTGAGCCATGTTTTAGATGGTCTTATAATAATGCCAGCCAAAATTATCGCCTTCGACAACTCATCTGATTCAGCCTGTATTGCTAATTGGGAAATATTACCGACTTCTGTCTCTGCAATAGTTCTGACCCTTCGCTTATTACGTTCATTAAATTTCTTTGCATGAGCCTTGGCGATTTCCTGAGAAGATAATTCTCTTTCTTGCATTTCCATTTCTATCAGTACGTTTGCAAGCGTCTCTCTGAATATTCGCCTTGTTGTGTTTAGAATAAACCCAGCTTGTCGTCTTGCTCTATCCTTGTATGATGCAAGCAAAAGCAGGAGCAAAGCGGCTTCTATATTTGTCCTCTCATTTTGAATTTGATTTATAGATTCTTCGTGATTTTGACTTTTTGGGGTTAATTCTTTTAAAAGTCTTTGTATGTGAGAACTAAAAAAACCGCCTGTTTTTCTGTACGATTTCAATAAAATAGCCTCGAGTTCTGATATATAATCGCTGAAATTTATTTGAGTACGGTTGACAGAAAGAGACGCGAAAACGTCAAGACCAAGCCCAGCAAAAAAGGCATTCAGGTCGCGTGAAAGTATTCTCTCAAATGTTCTGCGGTTTTGGTCGTATTGATCTGCAAGGACTCCTCTTTCTTCGCGCGTTAAATTAATGGCACCCATATATATCATGCGCCTTTTGCTTTGCCTCTAATTCAGAAAACCCTTTATCCATTAAAGAGTCAATAAAGTCCTGCTCATTTTTTGCATTCTCAGCTAAATTTAAAACACTCATTTGATCTGTGAATATATCCGCGCCATCGACTGGTTTATACTTGAGGATTTCCCGGCGTTCATTTCTAGTTAAATCATCTTTGAACATTTCAATTTTTATCATTTTCCGAACTTCCATTGCAGGAATTTTGTCAACGTCCACTACAAGGCGATATCGCTCTGGGTCATCAAGTCGAGGCATCAAAAATTCATTTAACTCTTCAGCATAACACACTGCAAAAGGGATAATATTCAAATCAAAAAGCATGAATTTGGCTTCTTCAAAATTGCGGAGCGTCATAGTTTTTGCATTGATAAGCGGTAACGGGATTCTTAAATTTGTGTAAATCTGCTCTTTTACGTGCTGTAGTAAATTCAAAAATTCCATGTCTTTATTAGATTTTGAAAGCTCCTTAAATTCTTTGATACCATCCAAAACCATCACATTGCCAGCGTTATTATAACCGCTATAAAAACTTTGAATGCTGTTTTTTAATGATTGAACCTGTTCATCTGTCAAAGACGCACCCGTGGCGCCCTCTGGCCTATCTGGAATTACTGCCCCTGACGGCCGCGCGCCATTTCTCAGCATTGCGTTGTTGTGCTGTGAAACGCCCGAATGCTCTTCGAGTTCGTAATAGATGCTTGATAATTTTGAGAGCCCTCTACTTCTATTAAAACTATCAGGGTTAAAATTCTTCATAACCCATAACTGCCAATTCCCAGAATCATTGACAAAAACTACTCTTCCGTCACCCAATTCCTTTCTAATAAATTTCCCTCTAAACTGCCCTGTCGTTATTTCATAAAACGTTGTTATCTCGTCTAAATCCTCAGAACTTGTTATATTTTTTGAATTAATATAATAAAGCTCGAGAGGCTCCGAATCCTCTTCATTGCTCGTAGTAAGGAAAAATGTATCACCAGTGACCTGATACGTTATATAATGGGATTTATTAAATTCAGTGCCGGTTGTGTCAGAATTAGGCTTTTTCAGCAACTTAAGAAGATATGTTGCCATTATTTCAGGATTGTATTCTCTTATAAATTCGTCATTCTGCTTATCATAAATTGCATAAGAGACTGTGACAAAATTGTCGGCCCCTAGATCTACAGCGTCTCTGATTGCTGAAATTTCTTTATAATAATTCCATGCCGCTTGAGCTCTTAGGTTTAACCATCCAAATCTGGACGACATGGAATAAGGCTGGATTAACATTTGAGCAGCTGAATTAGCAGATTGCGGCGTCTTAATTGTCACCTGAGAATTCGACGTGCTTTTCTGCCTAATCTTCAAGCTATTCAAAAAATATTTAAACATGTTTTATCATTGTATCGTTTTAAATTATAGTTTAATTACATTATATCAAAAAAATCAATAGTTCAAACTGTAAAATAAATCTATAAAATAAGCATGAGATCAACCTAAAATACTAGTGCTCTTGGCGTTAAGTGAGATTTATTAAAATTGTGCCAGCACCAGTACCTTGCAGCGTCGATTGCATGATTCCACGCGTCGATTGGCTTATTTGTTAGTTCAGACTGAGTATTATCTTTAGCTTCTTGATACTTATAAGACCTTAATTCTTTTTTTAGGTTTGGAGATGCCCCGACAATATTTATCTTGTATTGTTTCATTAAATTTATGCCTGCCTCGACTGAGTCTTTACCCTTTTTCACGCCTTTTATATTAAAACCCTCCCTGCTTATTTCTGCGATAGACTTGGGTTCTGCTGAGTCTGCGACAATCGGTTCTTTTTCTATGCCGTTTTTATTAAGTTCTTGGCAAATTGAATATTCGCCCTTATTGACTAAACCTGTTTTATATGTTTTTTCCTGAAAATAAAGTTCTCCATGGGCAAGGACACAATGCACAATAGCAGTGGGGTCATTAGTGAAGCCGAAGTCAAGTCCGTAACCAGACTTTTTCCAATGCTCCTTAGCTGGCATCTCATCAGCATAATTAATATCTTCAAAAACAAGACCTTTTAAGGCATTCCCCCAAAGCCCTAAACAGTAAACCATATAATAGTTTGAATCCTCGCCTAAATTCTTGAGTCTGTTTATTGTATCTATATTCCCTTCAGAACAAAAATCATTATGTTTATACGTAGTATGTAGAATGACTGTATTTTTCATTCTTGAATTTATATAGGTGTGAGAACCGTCAGATTTTTCATAAGATAATTTAGCAGGAAAAAAATAGTCATTAATCCAGCCGTCTTCGCTTTCAGGGTTAAACGTCAAAATCATTTGCTGAACTACAGAAGGATCCGAATGTCTTATAGACGTATCTGACTTAATAAAATCCTCAAATTTAATTTCGTCTGCTTCTTCTATGTGAATATAATTCGGATTTGCTATCGACTTTAACTTTGCTGGTTTATCTAAGCCTCGCGCAAGTAAAACATTGTTATTTTTATGCCTTATTTGGAGGGGGCTTTTTGTATAGTGAAACTCATCCTGCCAGTTATACTGTTGAATAATATCCCAGATTTGCTCAAAAACCGAATCCTTTATATCTGCAAATATTTTGCGCAAAACAACACCTTTAAAATACTTATCAGACCTCATCCTAAGGACTGTTTTTAAACATGCTGTATATGATTTGCCAGAAGAGCGGCCGCCATACATAATTATATAGCGATGGTCTGATTTTAGGATTGGCGCGTAATACTTTGACGACGCTTTAACTTTTTGAAAATTATGTATCTGTGAAACCGATGTCATTATCGTCTACGTCATCCTTAAAAACTATCTGAATGTTTTTATTTGTGACTTCTCCGCTATGCTCTACTTCCTGCTTCTCTACATAGCCTCTCTCTTTCCCTTTGCACTTTAAAAGAAAGATTGTT